GATGGTACAGATTCTACATATTCAGAGGATACAACAAGTGATTCGAGTTAATTATGGCAAAAGATATAGACCAACAATTAAATAATCTTTTAGATATCGACAGCGATATTAAAAAAGAAACAGCACAGGTAGTTAAACTTCCTTCTCGTTCTGAGAACATAGAAACAGACTATAAGTATGCACGTGAGAACCTCTACAACCTCGTAGAACGAGGTCAAGATGCATTGGATGGAATACTCCAGTTATCAAAAGAAATGGAAAATCCACGTGCTTATGAGGTCGCTGGTCAGATTTTAAAGACTACTGCTGACGTTGCAGAGAAACTATTAGATGTTCAGAAGAAAATTAAAGACCTAGAAAAGGAAGACGAACAGAAGATAGGTACACAACACAATCACTTATATGTCGGTTCGACTTCTGAACTACAGAAATTTCTAAAGAAATCAAAAAAAGATGACAATCAATAAGAACGAAGGTTACTTGGGTAATGCACTTATCAAGCGTGCTGGAATAGAAACCCAATACACCGATAAAGAGATGAGAGAATACTTAAAGTGTTCTGAAGACCCTTGTCATTTTATTGAGAATTACACACAAATCATATCCCTAGATGAGGGTATGGTTCCGTTTAAATTACGTGGATATCAAGATAAACTGATAGAACACTATAATAAGAATCGTTTTAATGTGGTTCTTGCATCCCGTCAGAGTGGTAAATCAATCACTTCTTGTGCATATCTCTTGTGGTTTTTATTGTTTAAACCCGAAGTTACAGTTGCAATCCTCGCTAACAAAGGTGCAATTGCAAGAGAAATGATTGCACGTCTAGTCACTATGTTAGAAAGTGTACCATTCTTTTTACAGCCAGGTGTCAAGATTTTAAATAAAGGTTCAATCGAATTCGCAAATGATTCTAAAGTTGTAGCAGCCGCAACGTCATCATCATCGATTCGTGGATTGTCAATTAACTTACTATATCTCGATGAGTTTGCATTCGTAGATGATGCAGAGACATTCTATACTGCTACATATCCCGTGGTTACATCGGGTAAAGATTCAAAGGTTATTATTACCTCAACTGCAAACGGTGTTGGTAATATGTTCCATAAGATATACGAAAGTGCAGTTCATGAACAGTCTGAGTATAGAGCATTCACAATCAACTGGTATGATGTGCCAGGCAGAGACGAAGAATGGAAGAAAGAGACCATTGCAAACACCTCAGAAGCACAATTTGAACAAGAATATGGTAACAGTTTCTTAGGAACAGGTAATACACTTATCAACAGTAATACACTTCTAGGTCTTAAAGCATGGGATGGTGAGTGGTCAAAAGACAACTTTATAATGTATAAAAGACCAGTCGAAGGTCACACTTATATCTGTACAGTCGATGTATCACAAGGTAGAGGACTGGATTACTCAACCTTTACTATCTTCGATGTATCTACGGAGATGTTTGAACAAGTCGCAACCTACAGAGATAATATGATATCCCCTATGTTATTTCCCGATATCATCAACAAATATGCAACTGCATACAACGATGCACTAGTTATTATAGAAAACAATGCTGAGGGTGCTATGGTGTCACAACAGTTACACTATGATATAGAATACAACAATGTGTTTGTACAGGGTCTGACCAAAGCAGAAGATGTGGGTGTCAAGATGACCAAAAAGATTAAAAGAGTCGGATGTTCCACATTTAAAGAGATTTTAGAAGAAAACAGATTAAGTATCGTAGATAGGGTTACTATCACGGAACTTATGACTTTTATAAATAAAGGGATGTCCTATGAAGCAGATAGGGGATATAATGATGATATGGTTATGAATTGTGTATTGTTTTCATGGTTTATTACTACAGAGTATTTTACCCACCTAACTGATTATCAAGTTAAGAATTTGCTTTATTCGGAACAACAAAAACTAATAGAAGATGATATTCTACCCGTTGGAGTATTCGGTAAACACGCTGATGATACATCATTTGTAGATTCTACAGGTGATAGATGGTTCGTAGATAAGTCTTAGAATTAATAAAGTTATAAATATAACAGTAAAACAAACTTTTTACATTAACAGGAGAAAAGTATGGCATTTCAAGTATCACCAGGCGTTCAAGTCAAGGAAGTTGACTTAACAAATGTTGTGCCAGCAGTTTCAAGTACTACAGGTGCTTTTGCTGGAACATTCCAATGGGGCCCTGTTGATGAAGTAATAACAGTTTCAGATGCGAAAGGCTTGGTCGATGTATTTTTTCAACCTGCTGACTCAAATGCTGGGGCAGAAGACTTCTTTTCAGCAGAGTCATTCTTGAAATATGGTTCATCTTTAAGAGTAGTAAGAATCAACTCAACTGGTCTATTCAGTGCGAATAGTGGTGGTGACGTTGACTTATTAATCAAAGGAGAGGACGATTACGTTGACAACCTAAGAAGTGGTGGTTCAAGTGGTACAGCAGGTCGCTGGGTCGCTAGACACGCTGGTGCATTAGGTAATTCGTTAAAAGTTTCTTTATGTTCTACACCAAACGCTTATTCACAATCTGCTATGGCAGTTGTTGAGGGTACAAACCCAGAGGGCGGTGTTTCTGTGAATATTGAGGAAGGTGATGGTGCAGACTTTGTAGTCGGTGACATCGTAACATTCTCTAATCACACTACAGAATATAAAGTAACAGCAATCGATACAGCTACAACAACAGACCATGACACACTTACAATTGAAGCGTTAAACTCACCAAGTAAAACACTTCAAGCCGCTGTGCCAGATGCAGTGACAGTGTCAAGACAATGGGAATTTGCTGGTTTATTCGATAAAGCTCCAGGCACATCTGCTTCTGCAGTAAAAGCTGGTGCTGTAAATGACGAAGTTCACGTAGTTGTTATTGACGAAGATGGTTCAATTTCAGGTACACCAGGCGAAGTATTAGAGACACACGGTTTCTGTTCATTAGGTTCAGATGCAAAAAACAGTGTAGGACAATCAAACTACTATAGAGACGTTATCGCAAGAGAGTCTAAGTGGGTATGGTGGTCAGGACACTCAACAGACATCATGACAACAAGTAGTGAACATAGAACATTACTAAGTGCAGTATCAACTGTATTCTCACAACCTAACCTACCAGTTGCTGATTCATTAGCAAATGGTGCTGATGGTAGAAGTCCAACAGCAGGTCAGAAGTGGGGTGCATATGACACACACTTCGGTGATGGAGAAACTTCAGATGTTTCATTCCTTATCGCTGGTTCAACAAGAACAGATAACGGTTCAGGTACAGACCAAGACATTTTGGCAGACCATAACACAATCGTTAACCAATTAATTTTAATCGCAGAAAGAAGAAAAGACTGTATGGTGATTGCATCACCTAGACGTGCATCAGTAGTTGGTGTCGCAGTTGAGTCTACTGCAGTAGTAAATGTACTTGCAGATTACTCTTCAGTATCTTCATCTTCATATGCAGTCCTAGAGTCAGGATGGATTTATCAATACGATAGATACAATGACAAATATTGCTGGATACCAGGCAACGGACACACCGCTGGTATTATGGCAAGGTCAGACCTCTTACAAGACCCATGGTATTCACCTGCTGGTTTCTCAAGAGGACAATACTTAGGAATTACAAAACTTGCTTTAAATCCAGGCAAGGGTTCAAGAGACGACCTATATAGAGGTAGAGTCAACCCAATTTGTACATTCCCAGGCCAAGGTACTGTATTATTTGGAGACAAGACTGGTCTTTCAACACCTTCTGCTTTTGACAGAATAAACGTTAGAAGATTATTCATAGTCCTAGAGAAAGCAATTGCTACTGCTGCTAAGGCACAACTCTTTGAATTCAATGATGCATTCACAAGAGCTCAGTTCCGTGCTGCTGTAGAACCTTTCTTAAGAGACGTAAAGAACAGAAGAGGTTTAGTTGACTTCTCAGTAATTTGTGACGAAACAAATAACACTGATTCAGTGATTGACAGAAATGAATTTGTATGTTCAATCTTTGTCAAACCTGCTAGGTCAATTAACTTCATAACCTTGAACTTTGTCGCTGCTAGAAGTGGTGTAGAGTTTGAAGAAATCTACGGTGCAGTATAACAGGAGAATATAAATGGCAACAATAGACCAATTTAAAGCACAACTAATCGGTGGTGGCCCAAGAGCTAACCGATTCAGAGTCTTTATCCCAAGAGCGGGAGAGAAGATTGAGTTTTTGTGTACTGCTGCTCAGATACCTTCTGCAAACATTAATACATTGGCAGTTCCGTTTAGAGGTCAAGTTCTAAAACTCGCTGGAGATAGAACTTTCGAACCTTGGACTGTAACAATTATGAATGACGTAGAGTTTTCTTCAAGAACTGCTTTAGAGGCATGGCAAGAAGAGATTCAAGGTTACGGAACAAGTGATGGTGCTCTTAATACAGATTACCTATTATCACGTGCTTTCGTAGAACAATTACACAAAGACGACTCAGTCCTTGCGAGATATGAATTCATGAACATGTTCCCTCAGAATATCGCTGCTATTGAACTTTCAACAGAAGAAGCAACTGCAATCGAAACATTTCAGGTAACATTTGAATTCTCTCACTGGGAAAGAGTTCTTTAAAACAAGTGAGTTATACCCTTGATTTTGGGGTATAAATATTAGTATGGAAATTTTTGGGTTTGAAATAACTCGTAAAAAAGACGAGTTAAGAACAACAGAGGCACCGAATGCAAAGTCATTCGTGCCACCTGTTGACGATGACGGCACCCCCGTTATTCAACAACAGAGTGGTTACGTTACTGGCGCTGCTTATGGTGCTTACGTTGACATGGAAGGTGGTATTAAGAATGAGGTTGAGCTCATTCGAAGATACCGTGAAGTATCTTTAATACCCGAGTGCGACTCGGCAATTGAAGACGTTGTAAATGAGTGTATCACATCTGACACTTCAGATAGAATAGTTGCACTTGACCTCAGAGATGTTAAACTCTCTGATAGTATCAAAAACAAGATACAAGACGAGTTTGCATATATCTTATCAAAAATGAAGTTCAATCAGAACTCTCATGAAATTTTCAGAAAGTGGTACGTTGATGGAAGAATCTATTTCCATAAGGTGGTAGATTCCAAACGTCCTAAAGCAGGTATTCAAGATATCAGAAACATTGACCCTCTTAAAATCAAGAAGGTTAGAAATGTTGAGAAAGGTAAAGACCCAAAAACCAAAATCGATGTAATTAAAAAAGTCGAAGAATTCTATATCTTTAGTGATAAAGGATTCGATAAAAGTACCACAACAGAGGGTACAACAGTTAAAATTGCTCCTGAGGCAGTATCTTATACTACTTCAGGATTACTCGACTACACTAAAAACGTAGTAGTTGGGTATCTGCATAAGGCATTGAAAACTGCAAATCAGTTGTCAATGATGGAAGATGCACTTGTTATCTATAGGATATCAAGGGCGCCTGAAAGAAGAATCTTCTACATTGACGTAGGTAACTTACCTAAGGCGAAAGCAGAACAATATCTTGCAGATGTAATGAATAAGTATAGAAATAAGTTAGTCTATAATGCTCAAACAGGTGAGATTAAAGACGACAGAAAACATATGTCTATGCTTGAAGATTTTTGGTTACCACGTAGAGAAGGTGGTAGAGGAACGGAAATCTCAACTCTGCCAGGCGGACAAAACCTATCAGAGATTGAAGATATCGAATACTTCAAGAAGAAGTTATATCGTGCTTTAAACGTTCCAGTCTCTAGAATGGAGAGTGACAATGGTTTCAACCTTGGTAAGTCTTCAGAGATTACTAGAGACGAACTGAAGTTTAATAAGTTTACTAATAGACTTCAGAAGAAATTTGGAAGAGTATTCGTTGATATGTTAAGAACTCAACTAGTACTCAAAGAGATTGTAACTGCAGAAGAGTTTGATGAATTCAAAGACTTCTTACAGTTTGATTATGCTACTGATAACCACTTCACTGAGTTGAAGGATGCAGAAATTCTTAGAGAGAGAATGGATACATTGGGTCAAGTAGTAGATTATGTGGGTAAATACTATTCACACGATTACGTGAGAAAGTATATACTAAGACAAACAGAAGATGATATCAGAATCATTGACGGTCAAATTGAAGACGAAAAGTCACAAGGAGACGGAGAAGATGATGGTGATGAGTTCGGGAGTTTTTAATAAATGAGTGAAATAGCAAATAAAATTGTAGACCAAATTGAAAAAGGTCAGTTACAGGATGCTAAAGATAGTATCTTTACAGGAATTAAACAAAAGGCTGCTGACGCCGTAGACATGAAAAGAGTCGAAATGCAAGTAGACTGGATGGCTCAAGAGGCAGAAGAGAAGGAATAATGAGAAGTTTTTCTGAGGTCAGAAAAGAATTAGTCGAATCAGTCTCAGTTATTCCTGAGAATTTCTTTATATTAGAAAGAGATTCTTTTAGATTGGGTGAAGAGGTATTAAACGTTGTGTTTGCCAGAGAAGGTAAGAACGTTAATATCTTTTTAAACAACAAGTTATTGGATGAAGACTTCTCAAGTGTGAAGTCTGCAAAAGAAGAATTTAAGAATATCCGTAATATGATGAATGAAATGATTAACGAAGGGATATCATTAGGGGAAATTTTAAATGAAATTAATATCAGAGTTTAATGATTACGGCGTATCTCCAGTTATTATAGAGGAGAACGAGAACGGTAAAAAAGAATACTTTATCGAAGGTATTTTTATGCAATCCGAAATTAAAAACCGTAATGGCAGAGTGTATCCCAAAGAAGTGATGCAAAAAGAAGTTAATCGTTACGTTAAAGAGTTCGTAGAAAAGGATAGGGCATTCGGTGAGTTAGGACACCCCGATGGCCCGACAATTAATTTAGACAAAGTGTCTCACTTAATCACTAAGTTAGAAGAAGATGGTGATAATTATGTGGGACGTGCAAAGATTTTATCAACACCAAACGGTCAAATTGTTAGAAATTTGATAGATGACGGTGCGAAATTGGGTGTTTCTTCAAGAGGACTTGGTTCTCTAGAACAAAAAGGTGGCGCTCAATACGTTAAGGACGATTTCCAACTTGCAACAGCAGGTGATATCGTTGCTGACCCTTCTGCTCCTGAAGCATTTGTGAATGGAATTATGGAAGGAACTGAGTGGGTATACAATAATGGTATACTTACTGCTATGCAAGTAGAGGACATGCAGAGAAAAATGAAGTCTGCAAGGTCTTCTAAACTTGAAGAAACTAAACTCAACTTATGGAAACAGTTCGTTGAGAATCTATAATATATAAATATAAAAGTAAACTCAAACAGGAGAAAAAAATGGCAGAGTTAGAAAATAACCAAGAAACAGTATTAGAGGCAGGTCAACCTGATTCTAAAGCTGAAAAAGGTGATTCAAAACCAGTCAAACAAGGTTCATCTGATGCCGAATCTATTGAAAGCGGTAACGTTGAAGTCGTTAAACCTGAAGAAAATCCTGTTGACAAAGCTGTCGATTCAGTAAACAAAGCGGGCGACGAAGTAAAACCAGTTAGTGGTGATGCTCAACAGAAGAACGCTGGTAAGTCTGATAAAGGTGACAAATTAAAGGAAGGTGAAGAAGAGTCTAAGAAAGACGAAGTCAAACTTTCTAAAATGGAATCTATCAAAGCTATCGTCAACAATATGAAGGAAATGACTAAGGAAGAACTTCAAACAGCTTTCGGTGAAATATCGGAAGAAGAAGTTGACGAAAGTTTGACAAAAGCTGAAACAGCAAGAAAAATCGTAGACACACTTAAAGGTATGGACGAAGAGAAAGTTGCTGAATACATGAACAAAATGAAGAAGAAAGAAGAGGTAGAAGAAGAAGTTTCAACTGAAGAAGAAACTGAAGTTGAAGAAGAAGTTTCTGCAGAACTTGAATCTTCATTAGTCGAAATCGAGGTAGATGACGACCTATCAAAGATTTCTGAATCATTAGAACTTTCAGAAGAAAACGCCGAAAAAGCAAAAACAATCTTTAAGGCTGCTGTGTCTTCAAAAGTTTCAGAAATTAAAGAACAATTAGAGTCTCAATACTCAGAAGAATTAAAAACCTCAGTAGAAAAAGTTAAAGGCGACCTATCGGAAGCAGTTGACAAGTATCTAACATATTGTGCTGAAGAGTGGACGAAAGAAAACGAACTCGCAATTGAGAGAG